CAATTAATAAATAAGTGCGGTCTTTAATTTCCCACGTGTCTCCACCTGTCTGTGGAGTTGTTTTTTCTTTTGACATAATATGATATAATTAATTATTTTTTTAATTTGAAGAGTAAAAAAGAGTAAAAATTACCCTCATAATTTTAACGAGAGTAAAAAATAGTAAAAATTACCCTCGTATATACAACGAGGGTAAAATCTACACTAATTGTTAGACTAGGATACTGAAGTGAATAACACGAAGTTATTAGCACCTTGTACACATAAACATCTTTCTGATAAGAAGTTTACCTCCATTGCATCCAAGTCAGAAGTATAAGCTCCTCCAACAGATCCAAGTACCCAAGACTTCATTCTACGGTCATCAGCTTGTGAAGCTCTATAACGAACGTGTAAGAATGGTCTACGAATATTTGTTCCTAAGATTTGGTCGTAAACAGTTGAAGTACCAGCAGGAACTAAAACTCCATCAATAGCAGAGTTAGCCATTCCACCTCTAGTAGATGCATCGTTTAAGTATTTCCAATCTGTTTTGTAGAAATCATAAGATCCTCTACGGAAACCTGAGAAACCTAAGTTTAATGCCATCTCTTCAGAGTTTTCGAATAAACCGTAAGCAACACCTCCAGCAGCGCCAGAAGATAAAGCAGCTAACATATCATCGAAATCTAATGAAGTTTGACGATTTAAGAATAACATGTTTTCTTCAATAGCTCCTTGAGTATCTAAGTTTCTTAAGATTGAATCAAACTCAGTTAATCCAGCAGCAGCAGAGAAGTTATTTAATACGTTACCTCTTTCTTCAACAGCAGCAAAAAATCCTTGTGTACCTTTTTTACCAGCAGCTAATGCAGCAGATCCTGGTGCAGCTAATTCTCCTTCTACAACAGACATTTCTAAATAGTCTTCAAAACGTAATCTTGTTTCAGACTCAGCTTTTAAATACCACATGAATCCACCAGCACCGTCTTCAGTAGCAATTTCTACCCATCCAATCTGAGCAGTGTCAGATCCATTAACAACATATTTGTTACGGATGATAATAGGAGAGTTAGAAAACTGAGTAAAGCTTGGTTCGATGCTTGTATAGTCGTCATTTACTAAAGTAGATCCTTTTCTGTATTCAGAACCATAAACGAAGATCTTTAAATCTTCCATAGTATCGTCAAATCCAGCAGCAGCCAATGTAGCAGCCGTATAAGGAGCAACAGTCAATGCTCCAGTAATAACATCACTAGCAGTAACAACAGCTTTAACTTCTAATCCCGTAGCTGGATCCATAATCACAATAGTCTGATTAATAGAAATAACGTTTTGTACGAAATCTTTAGGATCAGTAGGTGTTAAATCAACAGGAATTTCTAATGTGTTTCCAGTATCACTAGTAACCGCAACTCCAGTGTAAGCGATGTGTAATCTATTTTGTTCTGACCAAATAACTTGATCTGAAGCCATTGGCATCTCAGCTCCTACCATACGTAAGAAACCTGATAAAGTTCTATTACCATAACGCTCTACTTCTTGTTCGTAGATTTCAGGTAAATATTGTTGTGCAAAAGATACGAAATCCGCATTGTTAGGATCCGTAAAGTTTAAATAGTTTGTGTCTAAAGCTTGTTGCTTCTGAGACGGTTTAATAGTCCCAAAGTCAGGCGTAACATTTGCCATAATTTTTTAATTTTAATTGTTAAATTTGCTTTTTATTTTTAATTTTGTAGAATCTACACCATTAATTGCTTTAACTTTAAAACCATTTACAAATATTTCACCGCTCGAAGTTTGCCTTGGAGTAGTTGTAATATTATTAGATTTTGCCGTAATTTCCTTAATAGCGTCTGCTTTACCTTGCTCATAAAAATGATTAGCTAAAGTATCCACGTTTTCTGCAGCATACATTGCTTTGTGATAGCCTTTCAAATCTGTTACCTCTCCTCTATCGTTCAAGAACTTCTTGACTAGGTTGGTAATGTTTGATTGCTTATCTGCCACAACATCTGTGTTCTGAACTCCATATCTAAAATTCTTTTCACCTAATTTGAAATCAAAACCTTTGAAATCTTGTGAGAAAAAACTTTTGGTGTCGTTCTTAAACTTAGAGTGTTGGCTTTCAACAACTTCTTGCTCTTGTTGGTATCTGTTGAAAAAGTCAAGAGCTTTTTGTTGATCTTTATTCATACTTGGTCGTAACTTTACTTCCTCGTAGTATTTAGATTTAAGATCTTCAAGAAATCCTTTAGCTTTTGCAACTTCTTCCTTAAACGCCAACTTCTTTTTACGGATGTCGCGCTCATCGTCCTCGTCTTCATCGTATGCAAATCGATCATCCATTAGGAAATCAATTTCTTCTTCATTAAGATGAGGCCTTGTTTTTTTATAGTATTCTTTTAATAGTAATTCGTTATTAACATTTGAGTAATCAGCATTCAATCTAACATAGTCTTCAACTGTTCCTCCTGTATCTTCCATGAATGAAATCAACTTCTCAATGTTTTCTGGCAATTGCTTACCAGTGCTTTCTGCCACACTTACCGCTTCAATCGCCGCCTCTTCTAATTCTTTTGAACTAGCTATAACCTCTTCTTCGGAAATCTCTTGTATTACATTAATATGAGTTACTTCTTCGGTTGGCGTTTCAATGTTTTGGGTAATGACTGCGGGTTCGGTGTTTCTTTCATCCACTTTTGGCAATTCCACTTTGGTGACTTCATTGCCCAACACGCTTTCATTTGTGTTTTGCTCTTGAACGGCATTATCTTCTTGTTTAGTTTGTAAATTAACTTTTGTAACTACTGCTGGCTTATTTAATTTTCTAGCAGTAGGTTTTGGTTTTTGCATTTTAAAACTTCCCTCTTGTTTTACTTGTTCTGACATAATATAATAATATATAATTGGTTAATATTTTTTACATAAGACCGAAGTCAAATGCGTCTGCTCCAGAGTTTTCAAAATCTTTTGGCATGGTATTATTCTTTCTTTGCTCAATTAATTCTGATTGCTGCGTCGCTTGTATCTTTGTTCTTTTATCTTTTCGATCTTCTGCTTGTTGTAGTTTTTGATTAGCTATATCTACTTGGAGTTTAGCTAGTTCCAAATCATATTGGAATTGCTCAGCCATAAGCTGTTTCTTTATAGATAATTCTTGCATCATTCTCTGCATCTCAAATTGAGACTTAGATTGTAATACTTGTATTTCTGTTTGAGCTAAAGCTTCTCTCTTCTGTACTTCTGCCATTGCAGCCGCTTCAGACGCTTGTGCTTGCGCTTCGCCTTGTGCTCTAATCATTTCTTGTTGATTAGCTTGATCTCTTTCTTGCTTTTTCTTCTTCTTAAATTTTAAAGCTTGATTAGCTAACCCGATGTTATTTATCTGACCTAAGTCAATAACGTCTTCAAGATCTATATTGCCGGACTGTAAAGCTATTTGTACATTTCTTTCAAATGCTGCTTTTTCTTCCTCCTCTGGTTCTAATTCTAAGAATATACCAAAATCATGCATATTCAAATTTTCAATCTCTTTTAATGTTTCTACATTAAACAATGATATACTTTCTATTAAAGATTGTTTTGTTAACGGAAAATTAAGTGAATCGGATATTCTTAAAGATATGTTTTCACATGTTCTTAATGTTAGGTATAAACTAGCATCTTTTATGTGTCTTGTAGCTGTATTAGAATTAGCAGCCGCCATTTTTTGTAATCCAACTAAAGCATCTTTATCTGGAGTACTTCCGTCTCTAGCTTCATTTAATCCGGTAACATCCCGTATCATTTGCAAATAATATTGATACGTACCTATAAGAGCTTGTATCTTTGCGTTACCGTTCGATGTTTGTAATTCTTGGATTGGTACTTTCCCTTGGTTTAGTCCACCGTCTTGAGACATAGACCTACCTACAATACTACCGGTTTGAAAATACATATTAAGCGCTTCTGCCGGATTGTAGTTTGTGCCATTGCCTAAATCAACCTCAGCTAATCCATCCACATCGACAAATACTCCGTCTGGAACCATTCTAGCTAATACTTGCTGCAGTTTAAGGTGTGTCAACTGTATCATATCGGCAAAAGTAGTAGTTCTACTTACTAATGATTCAATTCTACCTTTATACATTCTAGGAGCACAAATGGTATAATTCATCTGCACTTTAGTTGTATCAGCAAATGGGCGTGTCATATTTTCAGCTAACTCCCATTTTAACATTTTTTCATAACCTAGGATCTTAGCCCCTGTATATAAAACTTCTATACTTCTTGATACTCTTTTAAAGTTATCGCTTTCAGGCGGATCAAAACTATCGTCTTTCTCAATAGCTTTTTCCATTCCTTGTTCTGTTTGTTTTATTTTAAATACTTGATTTGAATATGTCTTGTATTCAAAATATAAAACCTGAACAGTTGTATTATCATTGCTTTGCCCTGGATAATTACGAATATAATTCATGTCTCCCGGGTATTTCTCAATCTCTTTTAAATCATCGTTAGATAAATAAGGAAATTGTTTTTTTAATTCTTCTAAGCTTATTGCTTTTACTTCCCCAACATAATATACGTCTTCAAAGTTTGGGTCTTCTGTATAAGAATACACTAAGTTAGCTGGATCGACATAATCAATAACTATACCATTAGCAGGATTCCATGAAGTTTTAGCACATGCAATACCAATAACCGCTAAATCATAATTAAGTCTTTTTGCAATTAATTCATATTTGTTAGTAGCTAATACTTGGTTTATAACTTCCTCTTCTGCAATCTCAATAGATGGCTTATAGTCAAGTTGAAGTCTCATTTCTAATTCTTCAGTAGACTCCGGTAAATTATTAGGATCGTTTGTATTATATAAGTTTACACCTAACTTGCTTTGTATTTCATCTAGAAGCTCGCGAGCCATCATATCTCTTATTATACTAGCAGCATAATCTGTTTTAGCTTTTGTTGATGCTGGATCTTGAGCATAAGCTTTTATACTATAGCTCTTATTAGATATACCGTTAACAACAATATCAACGAATTTAGGTAAAACAGGAATAGGTTTCCAATCTAAATTCAAATAAGATAGATCACCATTTATAGATAATTCATCTTTGTATTTTTGTACAGGCTGTTCTCCTCTTGCATAAAGTCTTAACCTATGAAAGTTC